GAGCGCGGTATAGCTCTGCGCCAGTGATAGGCCCCGGCAGAAATGCGCGGGGCTTTTGCTTTTCCAGACATAGGTGAAACGATGGCCACGGTATCAGTTACCTACAAGCCCGCTATGAACGCTGGCATGCCCATTGAGGCGTCGGGCTTTTCGTCCACACAGAAGCTGACCAGCAGCGGCTCAAGCCAGGTGACAACGGGCCAAGCGCTTCCAGGCGAGATTGCCGTGGTTGTTACTGACGGCAACATTCACGTGAAGCTAGACCGCGCCCCCGTGGCGGCGGCTGATGACACGTGCGAGATGATCGGCGCAGGTCGGCATCATTTCTCAGTCGATCCTGGCTACAAAGTCGCAATCATCGACGCTTAACGAAACAACAAGAGGCACGCCCCCTTGTGCGGCGTGATCTGTGAATGTCGGGCAGCCTTACCCCAAAGCAGCAGCGCTTTGTTGAGGAGTACTTGATTGACCTCAACGCAACGCAGGCTGCGATACGTGCAGGATACAGCGAAAAAACGGCTGGTTCTGTGGGTTTCGAGAACCTCAGGAAACCTGAAATTGCCTCTGCCATTTCCGAGGCCCAGGCGAAGCGCTCAGAACGCACGCAGATCACGCAAGACATGGTGTTAAACGAGCTTGCAAAGATTGGTTTCTCTGACATCCGTGAGGCCCTTACAGGCGATGGCGCGCTCGTCTCGCCGCATGAATGGGGTGACAGGTTTGCCGGAGCTGTCTCGTCAATTGAAGTCGTGACCCGCCCAAGCGGAGAGTATGACGAAAACAGCCGCCCGATCATGGATCACGTTCACAAAATTAAGACGTGGGACAAGAAGGGCGCGCTTGAAAGCATCGGGAAGCATCTGGGCATGTTTACGGATCGGGTGGAGCACACCGGAAGAAACGGCGGTCCAATCAAGACGGAAGAGGTCGGGAATGGCGCAGCCAAAGTTGAGCAGTTCTTGAATGGCATCGCTGAGCGTAGCGCAGAAGCTAGCGGCTCTTCCTCAGAGTGAGAGGGCCGCGATTATCTCGCAGCTTACCGATGCGGAGGCCACGGCCTTACTCACGGACTGGCGCGGGTTTCTTGCAAGGCCAGAGCAAATTGCGCCGGAAGGCATCTGGGATATCTGGATGGTGCTTGCGGGGCGCGGCTTCGGCAAGACAGAGGCGGGCGCGCGGTGGGTAAAGGAGCAAGTTGACGCGGGCGTGAAGTCAATCGCGCTTGTTGCGGAGACGCAGAAAGACCTTGAAGAGGTCATGGTGCCTCGCATTCAGAAGATTTGCCCAGACGTTGAGGTCAGATTTAAGCCTGTCAGGCTGACGTGGCCAACCGGTGCGGTGGCGCTGGGATACAACGGAACGCAGCCTAATCAACTTCGCGGCCCAGAGTTTGAGGCCGCTTGGGTCGATGAACTGGCCAAGTACCGCTATGCGCGCGAAACGTGGGACATGCTGCAATTCGGCATGCGCGTTGGCGAACACCCGACAACCATGGTGACAACCACGCCGCGCCCAACGGAGCTTATCAAGGCTATTGTGGCGCAGAAGGAAGGCAAGGCGGTAATCACGCGGGGCTCGACCTCAGACAACGTGGCTAACTTGGCCAAGGCGTTCGTGTCGCGGATCTACAAGAGATACAACAACACGCGACTTGGCAGGCAAGAGCTTAACGCAGAGATTTTAGGTGACCTTCCTGGCGCGCTTTGGACGCAAGAGGCAATCGATGCTTACCGAGTGTCGGTGACGCCAGACATGCAGCGAGCAGTGGTCGCAATCGACCCTGCGGTGACAAATACCGAGGAAAGCGATGCACACGGCATTGTCGCGGCGGGCATATCCGAAGATCAGACGGGCTATGTCCTTGCAGACAAATCGCTGATGGGAACGCCAACAGATTGGGCCAAGGCCGCAATCGCCGCGTACCATGAGCACAAAGCGGACGCGATTGTCGCGGAAGTGAACAACGGCGGCGATATGGTTGCGCACACGATCCGTGCGCTCGCGCCAAACATCAACGTGATTGAGGTCAGAGCCTCAAAGGGCAAGCACGTAAGGGCTGAGCCTGTGGCCGCGCTCTACACGCAAGGCCGCGTAAGGCATGTCGGCCAGTTCCCAGAACTTGAGGCGCAAATGACGCAATTCACGAACGCGGGGTATGAAGGCGACGACAGCCCCGACCGCGCGGATGCGTTGGTTTGGGCCTTGTCTGAGTTGTTCCCTGACATGGTGGACACTGTGCCTGATGCGTCTTCTTTGAAGTTGTCGCCAAGTGGCGGGGGGTGGATGGGATGAAGCAAGACGCCCTTTTAGATCTCGCCCGTACGCGCATGGCGGAAAGCCAAGACGCCGACCGCGAAAACCGTGGCCGCGACATGGACGACCTGCAAAAGATCACGGGCAAGCAGTGGCCTGACAAAATCAGGAATGAGCGCGAGGCTGACAACAAGCCGTGCTTGACGTTCAATCGCCTGCCTCAGTTTGTTCGGCAAGTTACCGGCGATATTCGTCGGATGAACCCCGCAGTCAAGATTGAGGCGAGCGACAACAGCGCCACGAAAGAAACGGCTGAAATCTACGAGGGTTTGATCCGAGAGATTGAGCAGCGATGCGACGCGGCCAGTGTCTACGAAGGCACCACAGAGCAGGCGGCGGCGTCTTCAATCGGTTGGTTCCGCATCAAAAACGATTGGGTGTCGGACGACAGCTTTGAGCAAGAAATCAATATCAAGCGCATTCGCGACAGCTTTTCGGTGTATTGCGACCCGGCAGCGGAAGAGCCAACGCGTGAGGACTCAAATTACATCTTCATCACCGAGCATATCCGCAAGGAAGAGTTTGAAGAGCAGTACCCCGGCAAGGTCGCCGCAGATGCAGAGCATGACAGCGAAACAGACGGCCTTGAGCACTGGCACCACAACGACAAGGTGACAATCGCCGAGTACTTCTGGAAAGAGGCAAGCCCCCGCACCCTTTATCAGTTCCTCGATGGCTCGACAGCGTTCAAGGATGAGCTCGCGGAAGAGCCGCCAAAAGAGGCGATTGCCCGTAAGCGCGAAGTGGATGGCACCAAGGTTATGTGGGCGAAAATCTCAGGCAAAGATGTGCTTGAGGGGCCTAGAGAGATACCCTGCGATTACATTCCTGTGTTCGCGGTCACAGGCGAAGAGTGGCACGTTGGCGAGGAGACTTACAGGTCAAGCGTGATCCGCTTCGCAAAGGACGCACAGCAGCTTTACAACTACATGCGGAGCTCGGCGGCGGAAGTCGTCACAATCCAGCCTCGCTCCCCTTATGTTGGCACGGTCAAGCAATTCCAGGGCCTAGAGGCGCACTGGCAGAACGCCAACAAGAAGAACTACAGCTTCCTTCCGTACAACCCAGACGAAAAAGCTCCCGGCGCTCCCCAGCGACAAGCACCGCCGATGGCGAGCCAGGGGCTTTCAGCCGAAGGAATGCAGGCTGCGGAGGACATGAAAGCCACGACTGGCATTTATGATGCGGCCCTGGGCAACCGATCAAACGAGGCAAGCGGCGTTGCGATCCGCCAGCGCCAAATGGAAAGCGACGTCTCGACGTCCATCTACTCCGACAACATGGCGAAGGCGATCAAGGCATGTGGTCAGGCGCTGGTGTCGATGATCCCACGCGTCTACGACACGGCGCGGGTTGTCAAAATCCTAGGCGAGGACGGTGCCGCAAAGAGCGTGCCGATCAATCAAAGGTTGGTGGAGAACGGCGAGGCCGTAGACATCAACAACCTCAGCGCAGGACGTTACGCTGTCCGCGTCAACGTTGGCCCGAACTACTCGACACGTCGCCAAGAGACGCAAGAGGGCATGGTTGAGTTTCTCAAGGTGGTTCCCGGCGCTGCACAAATCACTGGTGACCTTGTGGCTGAAGCCATGGACTGGCCTAACGCTGAGCGCTTTGCGGACCGCCTCAAGCGGATGCTACCGCCAAATATGCGCGATCAGGACGACTTGTCGCCCGAAGAGCAAGAGATGATGGCTCATCAGATGCAAGAGCAAGCCGCGCAGGCCGAACGGCAGAGGGATGCGGAAGATATCGAGATGCAGAAAGCGGCAGCGGAAGGGCAAGAGGCGCAAGCCGACGCTCAGAAAGCGTCGCTAGAGGCAGAGGAAAAGCGTCTTGAGCTACTGGCTCAGTCGGGCGCTTTGGGTCAGTTGGTGCAGCAGGAAGTGCAGCGCCAAGTGGTTGCAATACTCACGGCACCCAGACCGGGCGCACCTATCTAGCAGGACAAAAAATGGAACAAGAGACGGAAGTCGCCCCACAGGAGGCGACCGAAGAGGACGTTGTTGAAGAGGCAACGCAAGAAACCGAGGTTGAGGGCGAGAGCCAGGAGACCACGGACGACGAGCCAAAGCGCAAGTCACGCCACCAGCGCCGGAAAGAGCAAATTGAACGCTACCGGCAGGAGGCGGAGGCGGAGCGCGAAAAGTCTCGTGACTTAGAGGTGCGGCTAGCTGAGGCGCAGAAGCTTCAGACTGAGGCCGTGCCTCCCAAAGAAGCCGATTTCGGCTCATACGAAGAATACCAGGCCGCCCTGTCTGGCTTCCATGCGATGAAGCAGATGGATGGCCGCGAGGCTCAGAGATTGGAGCGAGAGCACGCCGCGCAGAAAGAGGCGTACGAACGCGCCGAGACCCAGAGGCAGCATGAATTGCAGCAATCATGGGTTTCGCAGGCCGAAGAGGCCAAAGAGCGTTATGCGGACTTTGACGCGGTGATTAGCAACCCCACAGTACCAATCCCTCAGCACGTCGCGGACACTTTGCTGCACATGGATGCAGGCGCAGACGTGGCCTACCACCTTGGCACAAACGTAGACGTGGCAGCCCAGATTGCACAGCTACCGCCCGTTCTCGCGGCGATGGAGCTCGGCAAGATTGAGGCGACCCTTTCGCGGCCTTCTCCCCAGAAAATCACCACAGCCCCCGATCCGATCACGCCGGTTCGCGCCAAGTCAACCACACCTAAAAGCGCGGACAACATGTCTATGGCGGAATACGAGGCAGCGCGGAAAGCGGGCAAGATCAGGTAACATATCATGGCAAATGCACTAATCACCCCCTCGCTGATCGCGAAGGAGGCCTTGATGCAGTTGAAAAACAACTGTGTTGCGGCAAACCAAGTTCACCGCGAGTACAAGTCGGAATTTACTGGCGGGCAGGGCGACACTGTGTCGATCCGCAAGCCGGTTAAGTTCTACACGTCCACGGGCGCTGTGCTTGATAAGCAAGACGTCGAAGAGAAAAGCACGTCGATCACCATCGATCAGCGCAAGCAAGTCTCTTGGGCGTTCTCAACGCAAGACCTCACGCTGTCTATCGAGCAGTATTCGGAGCGGTACATCAAACCCGCAATGATCAGCCTTGGCCAGACCGTGGATCGCTCCGTTCACGGGCTCTACAAGTACGTGTGGAACAGCGTTGGCACCCCCGGCACCACCCCCGGCAACTTCGCGGCAGTGGCTGCTGCGGCGCAGCGATTGGACGAGATGGCTGTCATGCCTGACAACCGGTCTATGCTTTTGACGCCTGGGGCGGGTTACGCCCTTGCCGGAAATCAGCAAACCCTGGAAGCAGTCGGCACAATGGGCAAGTCTGCCTATGAGGAGGCAATGATTGGCCGCGTGGCCAAGTTCTCGACCTTCTCGACGCAGAACGTGCCAAACCACACCACGGGGACACACGCCACGGGCTCTACACCATTGGTGAATGGCGGCTCGCAGAATGTGACCTACGCAAACGCAACTGGCGCAAACACGCAAACGCTTGTGACTGACGGCTGGGCTAACTCCACTGCTGTTCTCAAGGCGGGCGACGTGTTCACCATGGCGGGTGTATACGCTGTGAACCCGGTTCCGGGCGAAGGCACCACCGGCAAGATGACCATGCCGTATTTGCAGCAGTTCACTGTGACGGCGGATGCGTCCTCGGATGGCTCGGGCAACGCAACGCTGACCATCTCGCCAGCGATCATCACGACAGGCGCACAGCAGACTGTTTCTGCGGCTCCTGCTGATAACGCTGCAATTACCGTGATGGGCACCGAAGGCACGGCTTACCCGCAGAACTTGGGCTTCCACAAGAACGCCTTTGCTCTGGTGACTGTGCCGCTTGAAATGCCAGACGGTGCGGCCTTCAAAGCGCGCGAAAGCTACGATGGCCTCAGCATTCGCTGTATCAAAGACTACGACATCACCAACGACGAAGAGATCATCCGCATGGATATTCTTTACGGCGTCAAGGCGATCTACCCCGACTTGGCATCGCGCCTCTGGGGCTAAAAATTGGCGGGGCTTAACGGCCCCGCTTTTCTTTTGGAGGGTCGCAAATGAGTGAACCTAAATGGGGCTACAAGCTTATTAAAGGCGAAGTGGTCGGCAAGATATTTGAAGATGGCAAACTGCCAAAGGGCTGGAAAGACAGCCCGAAAGGCCTCAAGAAATGACGACCGCGCGAGATATTGTCCACGCCGCACTACGCAAAGCGCTGGTGATCGGTGCTGGCGATGATGCGGCGGCGGACGATGCCTCAGATGCGCTCTTTGCGCTCAACTCCATGATGCATGGCTGGAAGGCTCGCAGCGTGGACGTGTCGCATACAGACTTAGCGCTCTCTGATGCTTTCCCGCTGGATGCGCAGTTCATCGAAGGCACGGTGTACATGCTCGCCAGCCGCTTAGCGCCAGACTATCAGGTGCCACAGCCGTTTGACGCGGACGATTGGTTCCGCACGCTGCAAGCGGCGTATCACACGCCACTTGAGATTGCCGTAGAGAACGCTTTGACGCGGCCTCCCAGCAGAGAAGACAGGGACGGCAACTTGCCGCTTGTCGAAAGCTAAATGCTCTCCCCCTTCGCAACTCAAACAAAGTCCTCCTTGATCGGCGGGCAAGGGGAGAGGCTTGTCAATTACTTCTTTCGGCCTGCGCAGGGGGTAACTCCTGGCGAGTGCCGGGGGTGTAGCGGCTTTACGGCTCAATCTGATGTTGGGGCCGAAATTGTCGCGGAGATTTCCTTTAAGGGCCTCTTGCATGTTGTGGCGGGCGGAAAGCTCTACAGCGTGTCAGGCTCAACAGTTACCGAGATTGGTGCTGTAGCTTCCGGCGCGGCGCAGATGGCGCGCAGCAACAGTAAGCTGGCCATAGTCGCTGGTGGCCGGTACTTTGTCTATGATGGCTCGACAATCAGCGAGCACGACACTGGGCAAGTGGTCACGCCGAAGGGCGTTGTATTCATCAATGCGACGTTCTTGGTTTTCGGCGAGGATCCGTCCGGGCGTGGTGATGCGATTTCATACTCAGGCGCGAACGACGCCGAGACATTCAACGGCTTGGATTTTGTATACGCGGAGAGCGATCCGGATCCGATTGTTGCGGCAATAGTCGATCACAGCGAGATTTGGTTTCTGGGTGAGCGAACGGTTGAGGTCTGGTTCAACACTGGTGCCGCCGATGCTCCTTTTCAGCGCAATGACGGCGCAGCGATTGAGCACGGGTGTGCTGACGCGCGCACGGTAGCGAAAGAAGACAACGCGGTTTTCTGGCTTAGTGAAGACCAGACCGTGTTTCGCGGCTCTGGCGGCGCACCGCAGGTCATAAGCACACCGGAACTTGAGGAGGACCTGAGGACGTCTGAGGTTCTGGGCGCGTTCACCTTCAAGGACCGTGGCCACAAGTTCTACGCGCTGCGCACGACAGCGAAAACACACTGCTTTGATATGCGCACCGGCCTTTGGTCTGAGCGCGCTAAGGGAGGCTCCTTTGAGCCTTCCACGCTGCGCGGGTCGGTCCAGATTGGTCAGACGCAGTATTTGACAACGACAGAAGGCAAGGTTGGCGTCCTTGACCCGGCGGTCTTCGATGAAGACGGCGTTCGCATGGTTGCAATGGCGCAATCACAGCCGCTTGCAGCGGGTGGGCGGTTCTCGCCGTCTAACTTCAAAGCCTATTTCGACACCGGACTATACGCGGGCGACGATCCAGAAGCGGTTTTGCAGACCAGCCCAAACGGGCGCGATTGGTCTCGCGAAAAAAGCAGGCGCATCGGCGGGCAAGGGCAATATGGCACCTTCGCGCGCTGGGGCAGCCTTGGGCAGTTCCGGCGCTACCAGTTTCGATTGAAAATCTCTGACGCGGTGCAGCGCGATATTCTGGGGGTGACCTATGGCGAGTAACTTTTCGCTGCGTCGTCCTATCGGGGTCGCGCGTGGTGCCAACGTGTTCATGACGCCAGAATTTCAGCGCGCGGTTTTTGGCGTGAGCACTGATGTCGATCTGCTGTCTTCGAGCAGTGCAACCACTCTCATGGCAGCCTATGCGCCTCAGCGCGGCTCTCAGCGCGTCTACGGGGCATATGGCAAGGCCCGTCCTGACGTGCCTCTCGCCAACTACCGCACGCAGGGGAGACCCCGCGCATCCTTGGCGAGCTACCGCGCACGCCCCTCCCGACCACTTCTTGCGAGGTACTGACCATGGCAAGCCTTTTCACAGGCCAAGCGTCTGGGACAAAAACCACTGAATACACATCACCCAACGGCAGCACGTTGATCACGGCTGCGAGCGTCTGCAATGGCACGGCAGGGCCGGAAAGCTTCTCTTTGTGGGTCACGCGTGGCGGCACAGAGGCGCTTGTCTACAGCAGTGAGCCCGTAAGCGACGGCGCAGGCTTTGGTCTCGACCGGCTTGTGGCCCAGCACCTCGACAGCGGGGACAGCATCGCAATTCAAGCAAGTACCGGGGCGACCCTGGATTTCGTGATTAGCGGGGATCGGGGGTAGTTATGTCTCTTCTTGGTGCAATTGTCGGCATTGGCGGCTCACTTCTTTCCGCGCGTTCCAGCACCCGAAACGCAGCAAGCGCAGCAAATGCGACTGTTGAGGCTAATCGTGACTCTATCAAGAGCACGGAGCGCATGTTTAACATCTCTCGGAACGATCAGCTTCGAGAGGCACAGCGCGCGCGTCAACGTTTTGACGGGGCATCCCAGAAGGCGCGTGAGGATCTAACCAACGGGTGGACCTACACCCAAAAAATGCTCAAGGGCAGCCGCGACCGAGCCCTCGTTGGCCAGAAGCCTTATGCGCAGGCAGGCGAGAATGCTCTTGCGGCCTATGCGTACAATGAGGGCTTTGGTGATCGGCCAGACAACTATCGCGGCTACGAGGAAACAGAAGCCAGCCGTTATCGGCGCGAAGAAGCTCAGCGCGGGCTGGATCGCGGCCTTGCAGCGCGTGGCTTGAACCTTTCCGGGGCCGGGCTGCGCGAAACAATGCGCATGCGGGACGGGATGGCGGCGCAGGGCTATAGCGAGCACCAGAACCGCCTTGCGGGCCTTGTCAGTACAGGCCAGGCCGCTGCTAACAACGTTTCAAATATCCAAATGAGCGCAGGCAACGCGCTGGCGAATGCGAGGACCAATCTCTCAAGGGATCGGTCCAACACCCGCATGGGGAACGCGCTGAACTCAGCAAACGTTGGTATGAACGCGGTCAATCAAATTGGCCAGATGGGCATGACCACGGCGGCCAACGTTGGCAACGCGTACCAGAACATGGGGCAGGCGCGGGCATCCGGATACGCCAATATGAACGCAGCGCAAACCGGCGGCTGGAATAACATCATGCAGGTTGCAGGCCAGTATCTTGGCGGCGGCGGCTTTGGCGGCTGGGGCGCTGCGCCCGGATCCGGCATGTATGGCGTGAACAGCGCCGCATCAGGTGGCCTCGGGCTGTACTAAGGAGCACGACATGAGCAACCCTTTCGCCCCGGTGGACCTGCGCTACCTTGCGGCGGGCCAAGAGCAAGGCCATCAGAACGCCTTGCGCGGCTTTCTACAGCAGAACGGCGGCGCTCTCATGTCTGGCGATGCGGGCGCGATCAACGAGCTTGCGGCGATGGACCCGCGCCTTGCGATGCAAATGCAGGGCCAGCAAGACGACAGGGCCTTCCGACGCGAGCAAGTTGACTATCAACGGGGTCGGGATGCACGTGCAGACAGCCGCGCGGACGAGCGTCTAGAGATGGCTCGTACACAGTTTGCGCAGGCAACAGAGCAACACATTGCGACGATGGATGGACTAGAGGTTAAACAGGAAGCCGCGCGTTTGCAGCCCCTCATGCAGCAGGCGGCGACGGCCTTGCAGATTGGCGACCTGGACGCGTTCAACGCCGCGACAGGCCAGATGGACGAGAGCACACCGCTCGTTAACGACATAGACGACGCGCACATTCTCTTCTCAGGCTTGGACGGTGCGTTTGAGGTCATGAATACCGCGCAAGACCTGTTTGGGCAGGAGGCCCCTGCGGATGAATACGGGCGTTACGCTCAGGAAGAGCGGGCCGCAGGGCGAGAGCCATTAAGTCGGATTGACTACGCGCAGGCAAAGAAAGGCAACGGCACGACCGTTCAAAGCCCTGACGGCACCAAGATACAGGTCGGAGGCGCTGCGGGGTCGGGGGCAAAGCTCAGTGAGTTCCAGGCCAAAAACAATCTCTATGCAACGCGGATGCGCGGCGCGCTCAACATTCTAGACAGCGAGATGGAGGGCGGAGGCTACTTGTCTGATGCCCTCACAAGTCTCCCAAATAAAGCCGCTGAGAACGCCCCTTTTGGCTTAGACAATATTGCGCGGAACTTCCAGAACCCAGACTACCAGAAAGCCCAGCAGGCAGGCATGGCATGGCTCATGGCGTTCCTTCGTAGAGATACCGGCGCTGCCGTCACGCCTTCTGAGGAGCACATGTATGGTAAGGCGTATCTACCTCAGCCAGGGGATGGGCCTGCTTTGCTCGATCAAAAGCGCCTTCTGCGAGAGCAAGCGATGGCAGCGGTCGAAAGCGGCATGGATCCTTTGCAGATATTGGTTAGGGACGAAGCTCTTCTGTCAGCCGCCCGCGCAACAGACCAAGGGGGTGGGGTGAATGCAGCGTCAGCTTTGCAGGCCCCCGCAACAGCCGAGAACCCGTTTGCGGGCATGTCAGAAGGCGACTTCCTGCAAATCGACATCAGCACCCTGACGCCGGAACAACTCGACCAGCTATTTGAGGCGCGCGGCCTATGACCCCAGAGCAAAAGCGCCGCAAGCTGATCCTGATGCAGGAGCAAGCGCGCGCGAAGGCCCAGCCCGACCCACAGCCGCAAGTTGACCGCCATGGCGCGCCGGTAATTTCCAAAGCATCGATCCAAGAGCGCTTCGACCGCGAGAAAAACCGCTCTGAGTTCATTCAGGCGCAGGTAGAGGGCGCAACCCTTGGTCTGATAGGGGATGAGGCCAGGGCGGGCCTAAGCGCGCTCACAGGGCCGGAAAGCTATTCTGGGGCGCTATCTCGTGAGCGCGCAGAGGAGGCGCAATTTCGTGAAACCAGCCCTGGCGCGTCTGTTCTAGCTGATGTGTCTGGCGTTGTTGTCCCTGGTGTGGCTGCTGCAAAGAAAATTCAGCAAGTGACAGGCGCAGGGCGGACGGGGGCTGCTGCGATTACTGGCGCTGGCGGCGGGGCAACATACTCTGCCGCAGAGGGGGAGGGCGGCAAGGATAGGGCCGCTGACGCACTTGTCGGAGCCATGGCTGGTGCTCTCTTCGGCGCAACTGCGTCCAAAGCGTTGGACGGGCTAACGGCTGTGCCTAATCGGGTAAAGAACCTGTTCAGTCGGTCGGAACAGCGCCCGTCAACGGGCCTGCTAAAAGCGACAAAGAGTGCAGCTTACCGCGCTGTAGATGAGAGCGGGGAGACGTTCTCTTCGGATGATCTGACCGGTCTCTATTTGCAGGTTTCAGACCTGTTTGAGGCAAAGAACTATGTCGAAGAGGTGGACGACGCGAGCCGCGCTGTCTTGAGAACCATTGAGCGCCGTGCGGAAAAGCCAACCACAACGCTTTCGCAGCTTGACGGTGTGCGGCAAAGTCTTTGGAAGAGATACAGCCGCGCAGGCGACCAGCCTCAAATCCTGGATGCGGTTTGGGCTATTGACGAGTTGATCGCGACCCGCGCCGATGCAAGCGAGCTTATGTCGGTTGCGCGCGCTGCCAATTCTCGCTTCGCAAAATCGCAGCTTCTCGAAAACGCGTTCACAAAAGCGGAGCGACAGACGGCCTCAACGGGCAGTGGCGGCAACATCCTTAACAAATATCGGCAGGCGGTCACGTCCATCCTTAGTGACGAAAAGAAAAGCAGGTTCTTCACGAAGGAAGAAATCGACTTGATGGATCGATTTGTACGTGGAGACTTCAAAGAAAACGTTCTGCGCAAGCTCGGTAAGCTCTCCCCTGACGGGAATGGATTGATGCTGACGCTTCACGTGGTCGGGGGTATGGCATCTTCGGGCGCTACGCTTCCTGCCGCTGCGGTCGGTTCGGTCGCAAAAAGACGCGCAGACAGGGCTGTAGAAAAAGGCGCGGAAAACCTTCTAGATGTTGTGTCGGGGTATAAGCCCGCAAATCCGCCTCAAATCCCCTTCACGCCTGCGGCTGGGGCTATCTCCGCTGGCTCAGTGCCGTTCGCGCAAGACGCAGCAGATACGTCAACCAGAGCACTACGCCGCTTAATGCGAAACAGAAGCCAATAGTCGCCCCAAACACAAACAGCGGGTCATAGGGTACCCCCCAGAGAAGGGCGGGGCCTATAGAGACAAAGAGAACAAACAAAAACGCATTCTCTCGGTTTGCCTTGACCAAGCGATACAGCAGGAAGGTTGTGGCCAGCCCCAGGGCGATGGCTCCAACTTGAAGGGCGATCAATTTCTCGTGTCTCGGTGCATCCCTACAACGTGGCATCACTCGACACCCCAATCAAGAGGCCACCATGCAAAATCCCTTCGCGGGCGTGAGTGTGAACGCCCTAATCGACGGCCTTGCGGAGCGCGAGGAGGTCAACCGTCTGCGTGAAATGCAGCAAGAACCGCAGGCCGCGCGCAACAACGCGCTAGCAGCTTACGGCGGGCCGACAAAGGCCGCTGCGAACGCGCTGGGGGGCAACGACATTGTGTCTGGGATCTATGAGACCGCTGCGGCGCTCAATATCGATCCTGTCGATTTGGCCACAGTTATCAGCTACGAGACAGGCGGCACATTTGACCCCCAGCAGCCTGGACCGACCACGCAGTGGGGGCAACATCGCGGGCTCATACAGTTTGGAGAGCCGCAGGCCGAACGTTACGGGGTTGATTGGAATGACCCGGTCGGATCTCAGTTGGGTTCTGACGGTGCAATCGTAAACTACCTGCTAGGCTCTGGCTTTCGGCCAGGAATGGGCCTGCTTGACCTATACAGCACTATCAATGCTGGCGGTCCTGGCCTGTACGATAGGTCGGACGCCAACAACGGCGGTGCACCCGGAACCGTGCGCGACAAAGTGCAAGACCAAATGGCGGGTCACCGTCAGAACGCCCTGGCCCTGATGGGCTACCGCTAACACCCTTAAAATCTGAGGTTTTTGTCATGCCGCAAGTTCCCGGCTTCCTTTTGCGTGCCTTGGACGCAAACGCCGCCCCTGTGTCCGGCGCGACCCTGTTGGCGTTCACGGCTGGCACAACGACAGAGCAGACGCTTTACTTGAATAGCGCTCTGACTATGCCGACGACGCCCACGTCAGACGCGGCAGGCGCGGTCACGGCAGCCTATGCCCCGACTGGTGTTTACAGGTTTGATCTCCAAGATGGCAGTGGCGCAAGTCTGCCTGGATACCCGATTGATAATGTTGCAGTAATCAGCACTCTTGATCGGTCAGTTCGCAGCACACGAGAAGGCAACGTCTTTAACGTGCTGGATTACGTTTCAGCGGAACCGGGCGGCGACGCTCAGATCGACTTGATCCTTGCTGGCGACTATGCATCGCAAAACGCAAGCATTGTGACTGCTGGCGTCCAAAAAGCAATTGTTGCCTTCTACGAGGCGGGCGCGATTGGCACCCTTCGCGGTGGCGGCGGCTTATTTCGGATGAACCGCCCAATCTTCGGCGGCGTGACCTCTGCGGGGAAAAGCGTTCAACGCCATATTGAGGACGACGACCTTGATGTGATGGCGAGCGGCATCCAACCTACAATGTATCTCGACTTCGACGCATCTTGTGGTTTTGCATTTGACGCTACCTTTGCCGATCCAGATCACGCTGCGGGTCACTTCCCTGACAAGGTGGCTTGGCGATGGCAGCACGGACAGAAGCGCGCGCGCCGGATCGTTGGCAAGTTGCCTTATTTGTTCTGGGTTGGCACCTACGCGCAGCGCTATCTTTGCCCCACCGGGTTTAAGTTCCGCCGCACCAATCTTTGCAACATCGACTTTCAAGCCGCCGGTCCGCGCGGGATTGAGGGGCCTTGGCCGGGGCTGCCCGTCCACTTTGACGACCACAACAACCTTACCGTCCGCAACATCAGAACACGCGGGGGCTCCACGTTTGTCGCGCATGAGGTGCGCACTGCGGACGCGACAGACACTTTCGCGTGGGGTGACACGAACAAGCGCCTGGACGACAGCGCTGCGCTTGGCCGCTTTGCTACCCCAGCGGCCTGGACAGGCACAGACGCGGAGTATTGGGCGGGACTGAAAGTATCCATCGGCGGTTACAGCGCGGCTCCCACAAGCCTTTGTGTGGGCGAGGTTGCGTCCCAAGTGAGCGACAATAGTCTCGACCTCGTAGGGACGGGGAATGTTGTTGAGACAGGCCTTTTCATTGGGTTTGCCCCCGCAACTTGTTCTGTCGCCGACAACCAAGCCACCGTGACGATGCGCGAGCCTGTGCTCACATCCGACATGGTTGGCAAGCTTATGGCGGTTGAGGCGAAGCGTGACAATCAGACGGAGAGCCGCAAAATGACGGCTTACATTTCGTCTGTGTCCGACGCTTACAACTGCACCCTTGTGGGCGAGGACGGCTCGCCAGCGCGCTTTGGCGAGACCAAGACGGCCACCACAGCAGGCACGGGCGCGGTGGCCTACCTCTTAGGTGGTGCGGCTGTGACGCAATGCTATGACAGCGACTATCGCGGCTCTCAAAACAATGATGTCACGTTCTTTGCCATTGCCTCCGAGGCTGGCGAAGGCGGGGCTATCACGTTGCAAGCCTGCACACGTGCTTTTGTCTACTCCCTCAAGGGTCACGGCGTGAACGGCGACGGCGGCGACCTGAACGACTTCGATTTTACGAAAGGTATGACTTGCTTGTGGGTGGATAACAGCGAGCACGTTACGATTTCTGGCTCAATTCTGTCTTGGGCAAACTACATCGATCCAGGCACGGGCCGTGCAAGCCTTATGAAGCTCACCGGCTCTGATACGCACGTCATTTTGCGGGATGTTTGCCCCAATGGATCCGCCGATGTGATGGACGCCATTGATGCGACCAATTGCGGTGCGACGTGGCGGCTGACCCTGGATGGCGGCGAAAGTAGAATGGTCGGTTGGAAGGCGGCGGGAACAGACCACAACTTTGTGGCAGGTCCAGCGGGCGACAACTTGGCCGATCACGTGTTTGCGGGTGCGCCGATATCGTCTCGCGTGACCTTCGATGACATGATTGCGCCTTATCGTGGCGCAGAAACAGCAGTCACGGAGACGATTGCGTCTGGGGCCGCATCAAACGACTTCGGCGCGACGACCATCTTGCTTGCAGGCGAGGGGGATGCCGCAGACGTTCTAGATTATCTGCGCGGCTACCAGGACGGGCAAACCGTTTACCTGCAGCCCGCCAACTCCAACGACATAACAATCACGCACAACGTTGGCGGCCTGAACGCCGACGACAGCTTCCTGCTGCCAGATGGCAACGACGAAGTGCTGACACTTGCCCGCCAAGGTCGTGAGTTCAAGCGCGTGAATGGCGTTTGGCAGCTGACGGGCGGCGTCGCTTAACCTCCACAGGAGATCAGAATGAAACGTATTGTCATCCACTGGACGGCAGGCACCCATAGTGCGTCGTCTGTGGACAAAAAGCACTACCATTTCATCATCGAGGGCGACGGCACCGTTGTTGATGGCGATCTAAAGCCGGAAGCCAACCAGAATGTCAGTGATGGCAACTACGCGGCACACACGCGACGCCTGAATACTGGCTCAATCGGCGTTGGCCTTGCAGCGATGCACGGCGCACGTGAGCGGCCTTTTTCGGCTGGTCGCTTTCCAATCACGCCAGCGCAAGTCACCGCGTTAGCCGATCTGTGCGCGGACCTGTGCGAGACCTACGACATCCCGCTGACGCCGCAAACTGTGCTGACCCATGCTGAGGTGCAGCCCACGCTTGGCGTTACCCAACGGGGCAAGTGGGACATTACCTGGCTCCCTGACATGGACGCGCCAGGTTCGGCGCGCGCGGTGGGCGATCATATCCGCGCGGATATTAGCCGCGAAATGACACCACCACCCATGAAGCGCCCAAAAACGGGCCTATTCGCGTTCTTTGCGCGGCTGCGAGGTGGCCGGAAATGACTTATGCACCCATTGCGCGGATCGTGTTGCGTTATCTCATCGGCGGTGTTGCTGTCGGGTCGATGACGCTAGGCGATGAGCTTGCGGCTGATCCGGATATCGTCCTCGCAGTTTCCTTGGGCATCGGGGCACTTGTAGAAGCTGCCTACGCGGCTGCTAAGCGCAAAGGCTGGGCAACGTGATGGCCAAGATTAAACTCGCGCTGGTCGCGCTTGGGGGTGCCCTCCTGGCGTTCATGGGCATTCGAGCCAGCATCCGCAAAGACGCGCAGGAGGATTTGAAACATGAAATCGAGCAAGAAACGTCCCGCCGCGTCGAAGCGGGTCGGAAAGCCGTGGTCACTGGTCGTGTGTCTGT